GTATGTCAGAACACGCACAGCACAGACAGAGACGCGCAGCAATGCCAGCGACACATTGCCAGCGCTGCATGGCCTGCCGGGTAGGGGGGCATAGACAAAGGCCAGCACCCCCGCGTCGACGGGCCGCGCTGTATATGTGTTAATTGCCCCATACCCACACACAGTCAGGAGGAAACATGGCTAGGCTAACGCAGAGCAAAGCAGAGAGCGTTGCTGAGTTAGTGATGCAAGGGCATAGTCTTGTCAGTGCATGCAAAGAGGCGAAGATCAGCAGGTCAGTGCTGTATCAGAAGATGGGTGAGGATGCTGATTTAAGTAATCTTATTAGGACGGCACAGCAGCAGAGTGCGGAGAAGGCATTGGAGGATGTCGAGGTTATGTATCAGCAGCAGCTAACTGGTTCTAAGAAGTATGATCCTAATGTGTTGAGGGATTATGCTTTGCATGTTAGGTGGAAGGTGGGCAAGGTAATGCCGGATCAGTATGGTGATGCGAAGAGCCGTGCTGGTGTAGAGGTAAGTGACGGCACGGTGCGCATTGTTTGGGAGAGCGATGGTGCAAGTTAAGATCCCTTACAAGCCAAGAGACTTACAGGCAGAGATGCACACCAGCGTAAGGCGTTGGAACGTGCTAGTTATGCACCGTAGGTTTGGCAAGACGGTATGGGCTGTTAACCATCTTATTAGACATGCGCTGACTTGTGAGTTACCAAGGCCGCGGGTTGCGTTTGTGGCACCTACTTTTACGCAGGCCAAGCGTATCGCATGGGATTATGTGAAGTATTATGCGTCTGTGATCCCTGGCGTTAGCTTCAATGAGACAGAACTGCGTGTAGACTTTCCTAATGGCGGCAGGTTGATGCTGTTGTCTGCTGAGAATCCAGATAGTTTGAGGGGTATCTATCTTGATTTATGTGTATTCGATGAATTTGGCATGCAGAACCCACGGGTATGGGGGGAGGTTGTACGTCCTGCCCTGTCTGATAGGGAGGGTGCGGCTGTATTTCTAGGCACCCCAGCCGGACATAATCATTTTTTTGATCTATTGGAGCAGGCCAAGTCTGAAACGGCTAATGGTTCTGACCAGTGGTATCACAAGACCGTCAAAGCCTCTGAAAGCGGTCTGGTAAAGGCAGAGGAGCTTGATGCAGCAAAAGCACAGATGACGCCAGAGCAGTACGAACAGGAGTATGAATGTTCGTTTACTGCTGCTATTATTGGCGCTTACTATGGAAAACTGCTGGCTGATGCTGATGATGCTGGAAGGATTACAAGGGTTCCGTATGATCCGGCTTATCCTGTGCATACAGCCTGGGATCTGGGTATAAATGATTCAACAGCTATATGGTTTGCTCAAATCTTCCGTGGCGGTTCTGTTCACATTGTTGACTACTATGAAAATGGTGGTGTGGGGCTGGATCACTATGCTGAGATATTACGGCAGAAGGATTATCATTACGGTGATCACCTTGCTCCGCACGACATCGAAGTAAGGGAGCTTGGTAGCGGTAAATCTAGGCTTGAGACTGCGTTTAGTCTCGGCATACGGTTTCGTGTTGTTCCAAAGATAAAAGTTGCTGACGGCATCAATGCCGCACGCATGATGATGCCTAAATGCTTATTTGATAGAGATAAGTGTAATGATGGCGTAGAGATGCTTAGACAGTATCGGCAGGAATGGGATGAACGCAAAAAAGTTTTCAGAGATCACCCGCGCCATGACTTCACGTCTCATGCTGCGGATGCATTTAGGTATTTGGCTGTTGGGTTGGAGAATAAACAAAATCTCACAAAGCCTCCGCAACAAATTGCGATGAATGAATACAATCCTTTTACGTTATGATAGTTGATCTGAACCATTATAAGACAGCTATGGCGATGATGACAGTAAGTGAGTATCATCAGGATTATACTGATAAAGACATTAAAGAGTTTATAGAGCCGCCACTATCATTAGGTAACTATTTGATTATACAGGATGAAGATGGGTTTCCGTTTGTTTTTGCGACATGGGCTTTTCCTGAGATGCACCACATTGACAGCTATGTGCGTTATAGCAGGTTTCCGGCATCTGGTTTTCGTGGTTGCGGCGACAGTCCGTGGGTAATTGACTTTATAGCTTTTGGTGGTTTTCAGAGTATAAAAGCTGCTTGCCGCTATTTAAAAGACACATTTGTTGAAATGGGCTATACTGACTGCTATTGGTTGCGTACAGAAACAGGAAAAGTTGGCTTTCACGCCTTGAAGGAGCATTGATATGGGATCAGGTGCTGGCACATCAGAAGATTTAGTAAGGCCAACGGTGCGCAGAATGCCTTTTAAAAAAAGCACCGCCCCTGCATCAGCGAAAATGAGTGAGGTTGGCGTAAACTATGGCCCCCAATCTGGAATGAGTCCGGCTGCGGCAAAGGCGATAACTGGTGATGATGCGGCTGCGTCGAAACTTGCTGGACGTGACATAAGTGTGGCGCAGCTTGGCAATTTACAAAGCAGAGCAAATGTTGGTCAACTGCCATTTAGCGCTTTAAACATTATCGGCAAGCGCAGGGCAAAAACAATTTTGGATACTTTGATTGAGGGCGGCACGCCGGAAACAGGACAGCGCGGATTTATACAAGGTGTCGCTGATGTAACGCCACGGGTAACTCCAAGGGTTACGCCAGAGCGTGTGCCTGCTTCGCTGGACGCCGTAGATTACGACACAATGCCATACTTTGAATCTTCTCGTTCTCCAAACGTTGACCAAGCCGCAGTAGATGCTAGAGAGTTTTTAATGAAAAACGCTAAACGAAATGAAACTGCGGCCTCATTTGCACTTAAAAGAGTAAAAAAGAATGTAAAAAAAGGGGTGCAACGCAGAGATAGAAATTTATTAGGGCGTGGAGAAGACATGCCAGATTTAGCGCGTCTTTTGAAATAAGGAGTATAGTATGTCTATGTTTACACCAAGAGTCACTATGCCGCCACCACCGCCGCCACCAGAGCCGCCAGCAAGGGTAGACTATGCGCGTGCTGATGCTATGGCCTCAGAAGCCTTAAAGCAGGCTACAGGCAGGCGTAAGGGGCGTGGCGCTACAAGAGTTGCTGGTGCGCTGGGGGAAGAAACAGTAACCGGACAAACCCCGACATTACTAGGTTAGGTAGCTGAAATGGATCCCATCAAAGAACTCGTCAATCGTTTCGATGATTTAGAAAGCCGTCGTGACAACTGGGATACGCATTATCAGGAGTTGGCAGATTATATGCTGCCGCGCAAGGCTGATATTGTGCGCAAGCGCAGTCGCGGCGAAAAGCGTATGGAGAATATCTTTGATGGCACCGCATTACAGGCGGTAGACCTGCTGTCTGCCTCACTGCATGGCATGCTGACCAGTGGCGCTACGCCGTGGTTCCACCTTGCAATGAAAGACCCAGAGGTAGGACGCGATGACATGGTGCAACGCTGGCTGGAAGATAGCAGCAAGCGCATGATTAGAGCGTTTAACCACTCAAATTTTGAGACTGAAGTACACGAATTGTATGTAGATCTCGTTGTGTTCGGCACAGGTTGCATGTTCGTAGAGATGGATGGCGACAACTTGCGGTTTAGCACGCGCCACATTTCAGAGTTTTACGTTGCAGAAGACCAGTTTGGCTTGGTTGATACTGTGTTTCGTAAATACAAGATACCTGCACGGCAAGCTGTGCAACGTTTTGGGCTGGAAAACGTAGGCAAGTTTATCCAGCGCACATTTGAAAAGAAGCCAGATGAAGAGGTAACGCTGCTGCATGCTGTTCTGCCGCGTGATGAACGTGATCCCACGAAACGCGACAACAAGAACATGCCATTTGCATCGGTGTATATTTGTATGGAAACCAAGATGCCGGTAGCGATCAGCGGCTTCCAAGAGTTTCCGTACATTGTCCCGCGCTTTCTAAAGGCAACTGGTGAAGTGATGGGACGGTCACCTGCGATGGTGGCGTTGCCTGACGTTAAGATGTTGAATCTTATGTCAAAAACCATCATCCAAGCTGCGCAGAAACAAATAGATCCTCCACTGCTTGTTCCTGACGACGGGTTTCTTCTCCCTATCCGTACCCAGCCAGGTGGCCTTAACTTCTTTAGGAGTGGCACAAGGGATACCATTACGCCGCTTAACACTGGTGCAAACATCCCTATAGGTTTGACGATGGAAGACCAGCGTCGTGGCGCTATCCGTTCTGCGTTCTATGTAGACCAGCTACTATCTGCACAGACGCCTAACATGACGGCTACCGAGGTAGTGCAGCGTCAGGAAGAGCGTATGCGCGTTATAGGGCCGGTTCTGGGGCGTCTGATGAACGAGATGCTACGTCCTATGATAGATCGCGTATTTGCGCTGATGCTGCGCAATGACATGCTTGCGGTGCCACCGGATATATTGCAGGGCAGGGATGTGGACATTGATTATGTATCGCCACTTGCACGCGCACAGAAGTCTAGCAGTCTGAATGGTACGATGAAGGCTTTGGAAATCTTGCTGCCGCTTGCGCAGTCAATTCCAGTCGGCGACCACCTCAACCCAGATGGCTTGGTCAATCATGTTGTAGACTCTCTTGGTGTGCCAAAGGATGTGCTATTCCCGCAAGCGCAGGTTGAGCAAACACGTCAGCAACGTGCCGCGGCAGAGCAAGAGCAAATGCAGCGTCAACAGGACTCAGAAGACGTTTACACGGCTGCACAGGCGGCACAGGCGGTAAGGATGGTAGGCGATGGCAGTGGAAGTTAAGAAGCTGCGAGAGATGTACAGAGGCGTTTTTAGCGAACACGCTGGCGAACAGGTACTAAGGGATCTTGAGGCACGCTGTAACTGGCGTGCTTCAAGCTATGTGGCGGGAGATGCAAATGCCACAGCGTTTGAGGAAGGAAAGCGTGCAGTAATCCTTCATATCCACAACATGATAAGTGAGGAATAAATGTCAGAACAAGTAGCTGAACAGGTAGCCCAGCCTGATGCTGCGCCGATTGAAACACCGGCAGAGGTAGCACAAGGCGGGTCTGGTAACGACTTCTTGACCATGATACCAGAAGACATCCGTGAACACCCCAGCTTTGGGCCTATCAAAGATGTTGAAAACCTAGCGCGTTCTTATGTTAACGCACAAAGACTTATTGGTTCGGAGAAAATTCCGTTGCCAATTAACCCAACAGATGAAGATCTTGACAACATTTATGGCAGGCTTGGTCGCCCAGAAGCGCCAGATGGTTACGAGATCAAAGCAGACGGCAACGTAATTACAGAAGATGTGGCAAGCCAATACGCTGATATTGCTCACAAATTACGACTAACGCCAGATCAGGCGCAAGGTGTGCTTGAGTATTATCGCTCTACTGTGTCCAACTCTGCGGAACAAATGCAGCAGGCGGTGGCAGACCAAGCGTCTAGCACTGAAGCTGAACTGCGTCGTGAGTGGGGCAACAACTACGATGCCAAGCTGAATGCTGCATCTGGTGTTGCGCGTGAGTTTGCTGGCAGTGATGTCCTAGACATGCAGTTGTCAGATGGCACGCTTGTTGGCAATCACCCTGCGTTCATCAAGGCTTTTGCAGCTATGGCAGACTTTAAGTCTACTGTGACTAGCGAAGACAGCATTGATGGTGCGTCAGCAAATTACAACATGACGCCGAAACAAGCGCAGACTGAGATTGACGCAATCATGAATGATAAAAGCCATGCGTATTGGGACAGTAAGAATGTCACTGCACGGCAGAATGCCATCAATCATGTTCAAGAATTAATGAGCATGATCCATGACAGATGAGGAGCGAATTGAACTGCGTTTAGAGTGTCTTAGGATAGCGATTGAATTTGGCACACAACGTGATATTATGAATCCAGCCCACATGGCACAAATGTACTATGATTGGGTGGTACAGGGTAGCGGTGAAAGCCGTCCTGATGACAGCCGGAAAGACGGCGGCTTGACGCCAGCCAAAAAGGCTAGGAGTGTCCGAAAGGGTAGCACACCGCAAATTGCCAAAATGTAACTGTAGTTAGGAGGTAGGCTAATGTCTACAAACGTCACTACGGCATTTGTGCAACAGTATTCTGCAAACGTGCAGATGCTTTCACAGCAGATGGGTTCCCGTTTGCGTGATGCGGTTCGCGTTGAGAATGTTGTTGGTAAAAATGCCTTTATCGACCAGATTGGTTCGGCTACTGCTGCCTTGCGCACCAGCCGCCATGCCGATACTCCCCAGATGGACACGCCCCATGACAGGCGTCGTCTGAGCCTTGCGGACTATGAGTACGCAGATCTCGTTGACGACCAAGACAAGGTGCGGATGCTCATCGATCCGACTTCTTCTTATGCACGCGCTGCTGCCGCAGCAATGGGTCGTGCAATGGATGATGTCATCATCACTGCTGCAACAGGAACTGCAAGTACCGGCGAAACTGGTTCTGGCAGCGCATCGCTTGACGCAACAGCAAACTCGGTTGGTTCTTCATCGTCTAACGATGGCCTGACCCTTGCCAAGCTGCGTGAAGCAAAGCGTAAGATGGATCTCAACGACGTTGATCCGTCCATCCCGCGTTACATTGCAGTAGGCCCGAAGCAGATTGAAGATCTTCTTGGCGACACAACAGTCACCAGCAGCGACTTCAACACTGTGAAGGCACTCGTACAAGGTGAGTTGGATACCTACATGGGCTTCCGCTTCATCATGTCCAACCGTCTGTCCGTGGACTCTAACGATATTCGTAAGTGTTTTGCTTGGGCAGAAGACGGTCTGACTCTTGGTATTGGCAAGGACATCAGCGCACGCATTGATGAACGCGCCGACAAGGGATACGCAACTCAAGTCTATTACTGCATGAGCATCGGATCGGTGCGCATGGAGGAAGACAAGGTTGTTCAGATCTTCTGTGACGAAACCCCAGACTAAGAGGAGAGATGAATCATGACGACCAAAAACTCGACTCTTGTAGCTAACTTTGAAGCTTCACCACAGGTCTTTAGTGACTCGCATGAGTTGCATGGCGTCCTGCGTGTGGCACAGGGTTCAATCGCGCTTGCAGCAGGTGACAGCACTGACGATGATATCGTGATGCTGGTGCCTTTGCCAACCAACTCATCCATCACTGCCTTGCAGGTGGCGACTGATGCTTTGGGCGGTAGCTGTACGTTTAACGTAGGTTTGTACCAGACAGACGGCACAGTTATAGATGAAGATCTATATGCAACGTCCGTTGCTGATGGCACAACTGCTGTTGCGGATGTCCGCACTGAGGCTGCTGATATTAACACTATCGGTCAGCAGCTTTGGCAAGACGCTGGCGCTAGTAGCGATCCAGGTGGATACTACTATGTAGCTGCAACTTTCAATGCAACTGGTGGCACTGGCGGCGATATGTCGTTCATCATCCACTATGTTGTAAACTAATATTGAGGGGGCGGTACGCCGCCCCTTCTACTTATTGAGAGGTGTGTGATGCCGTCTGTCGTTGATATCTGTAACGAAGCTATGGATCTGCTTGGTGCAGATACGATTACGTCACTCACTGAAAATTCCAAAGAAGCACGTTTGTGTAACAGGCGGTTTGATACAGTAAGAGATACTGTTTTACGTTCACATAACTGGAACTGTGCTATTTCAAGGGCGGCACTTGCACAAGATGCAACTGCGCCATCTTTCGGCTTTACATACCAGTATACGCTGCCAACCAATCCTTTTTGTTTGCGTGTCATTTCCTTCTGGAATGCAGAGGTAAACAATGAAGTGGCGGCTTATAACAGTAATAAAATGTTTAAGATTGAAGGCCGCAAAGTGCTTTCTAACGAAAGTTCATGCAGCATTATTTATGTAGCTAGGGTTACGGATACAGAAACCTTAGACAGCCTTTGTTCAAGCGTAATAGCGCATAGATTAGCTAGTGAAACTGCGTATGCAATTACCGGCAGCAATAGCGTTGCACAAGCAACATTCCAGTTATACCAGCAACGCCTTAACGAAGCGCGTGGTATGGATGCCGTAGAAGGTTATCCAGAAAGAATCGAAGCTGACGAGTTTATAGATGTAAGGCTATAACATGGCGCGTGTTTCTACTATTATAACCAACTTTCGCGCCGGAGAGTTTTCGCCCCGTCTTGAAGGTCGTATAGACCTACAGAAATACAATGAGGCGGCAAAAGAACTAACCAACATGGTGAGTTTTCCGCAGGGTGGCATTACACGCTT